TTACAAACAGATGTTGAAAGACTACGAATAGACGTAGAGAAATTGAAAGATAGCGTTAGAGCTAATATTGGAAAATTAAATGGGAATCATTAATGATCAGTATTGTTTTTGCGTTGTGTTTGTTTATTAATGGAGAGTTGATTGAACATCGAATACAAGATAGTCTATCTACTTGTTTAAAGATGAAAAGAGAAGCTACACGTAATATGGATATGACTAATAAACAATTTATGTGTGGAGAAGTCGAAGCAGAACTTGAAAAAAATGTAGATGGTAGTATAAGTATAGGTAAAATTATAAAATCAAAATGAACCTTTCCCGAAACTTTACTTTACAAGAGTTAATTAAATCGGATACAGCTATTCGTATGGGGATAGATAACAATCCTAACTCAGATCAAATAGAAAAATTAAAATTACTTTGTGAAAGAGTACTTCAACCCGTACGTGACCAATTCGGTAGAGTTAAGGTGACTAGTGGATTCCGTAGTCCAGAGCTATGTTTAGCAATTGGTAGTTCAATTAACTCACAGCATGCCAAAGCTGAGGCCGTAGATTTCGAAGTAAATGGTGTAGATAATGCTGAAGTTGCAGATTGGGTTTATAAAACCATTGAAACAGATCAATTGATTTTGGAGTTCTATACTCCTGGTGAGCCGAACAGTGGATGGATCCATGCATCTTATGTTGAATTTAATCCAAGAAGACAGTATATGAGAGCCTATAAAGAAGATAAAAAAACAAAATATAAACCAATAATAGGAAAGGCAGTAGATTTAGTATAATGGGAATAACAAGAAGTCAGATGACAAAACAAGTTGAAGGTCAATTAAGTGGCGCAAAAAAAGAAAAAGAAAAAAAGAAAAAACTTCAAGCTAAGAAACCTAATCGCAAAAACGCTCTTTCAAGGACATTTACTGTTTAAGCCAAAAGTGGTACAATCAAAGAAGTTGTACAACCGCAAAAAGGATAAGTATAAAACTTACAATGCGGCCGCTAAAATGGAGGAATAATGGCAAAAAAAATGAAAAAAGGAAAAGGTCCTTGTTGGGAAGGTTATGAAATGGTTGGAACTAAGATGAAGAATGGTAAAAAAGTACCTAATTGTGTTCCAATGAAAAAAAGAAGTTCAGGATCTCCTAAAATGGGTGAATACATTGGTTCTCATATTAAATCAGAAGTTGGAGAACAAATGGTTTCTAATAAATCTTACGAGGATTATTATAAAGATATTTTATAATGGATTACGCAGATAAATATTACAAGAATGCAAGTCCAGCTAATAAAAAGAAGTTTAATTCATTAGTTAGAGATTTAAGAATTGATATGTCTTTAGAATCTGCTGTTAGTGAAGGATTAAGACAAATGCAACAACAAACTAAAAGCACAGCTGGTGGAGGTATTTCTAAAAACTCTACAGGTGGTTTTATAAACATGAAAGATTATTATAAAGGAATGTTATAATGGCTAGCTCAGGAACTACATCATTTAACTTAAATATAGATGAAATCATAGATGAGGCATATGAAAGATGTGGTTTATCTACAGACTCAGGTTATGATTTAAAAAGAGCTAGAAGAAATTTAAATTTATTGTTATCTGAATGGGGTAACAGAGGATTACATTTATGGAAGGTAAAAAACTATGAACAAGTACTAACATCTGGAACAGAACAATACGCAACTCCAAGTGATTGTAGTGATGTATTAGAAGCTTATATATCCACAGGAGCTGGCACGGGGCCGTCGATAACGGATGTATCTTTAACTAAAACAGATAGATCTAACTATGCAGCTTTACCAAATAAAGGTGCCACAGGACAACCGTCACAGTATTATGTGGATAGACAACTTACTCCACAAATATATTTATATCAAACACCTGACGCATCCACTTACACATATTTAAAATATTACTACATTGGTAGAATTGAAGATGCTGGAGGATATACAAACACTCCTGATGCACCTTATAGATTTTTACCTTGTATGGTAGCAGGTCTAGCTTATTATTTATCTTTTTTAAAAGCTGCAGATAGAACACAAATGTTAAAATTAGCTTACGAAGATGAGATGAAAAGAGCTTTAGATGAAGATGGTTCTAGAACTTCTTTATATATTTCACCACAAACTTACTTTGGAGATGGAGTATAATGGCATACGCAACAGGTAAAAAATCACATGCAATATCGGATCGTTCTGGAATGGCTTTTCCATATCAAGAAATGGTTAGAGAATGGACAGGTGCATTAGTACACATATCTGAATTTGAACCTAAACATCCTCAAATAAGAAGAAAAACAGTTAAAGCAGATGCTATTGCATTAAGAAATGCAAGACCTCAAGATTTTAACTTAACTTCTGGAGGAGCTAGATTTACTACAACTAATTTATCTTTACCAGGAGAATTTGCTTTTGATTCTTCTGGAATGCAGCCTGATAATGGTGCAGAACAAAATAGAAAAAGACAACTTATTGCAAGACTTGGTAGAACAACAGTGGAGATATCGTAATGGCTATTACACATGCAAATTTTTTAACACAAGTTAGAGATTACACGGAAGTAGATTCTAATGTATTAACTGACTCTATTATTGATAAATTTATTAGAGCTACAGAGCTTAATGTTGCAGGTCAAGTAGACTATGATGATTTAAGAAAATATTCTACATCTACTTTTACATCTGGAAACAGATATGTCAGTTTACCTGCTGATTGTATGATTATTAGATCAGTACAAATGATAAATGGTTCCGACAGGACTTTTCTTGAAAGAAGAGACACAAGTTTTATATCTGAATACAATAGTGGCGGTACTACAGGAGAGCCTAAGTTTTGGGCTAATTGGGATGATTTTAATATCTTAGTAGCACCTACACCAGATTCAGCTTACACAATTCAACTTAACTTCATTAAAGATCCACCACACTTTGATAGTTCAACAAATACATATTTGTCAACTTATCAAGAGACAATGTTGTTACATGGTGTCTTAACTGAAGCTTTTTCTTATCTTAAAGGTCCTCAAGATCTTTACACACTTTATAAAAGCAAGTATGATGAAGAAGTACAAGCTTTTGCTCTACAACAAATGGGTAGAAGAAGACGAGGAGAATACGATAGTGGTGTGCCTAGAATAAAGGTTCCATCACCATCACCATAAAATTAAAGGAGAATAATTATGGCTATTACAACTAATGCAATTTGCAATTCATTTAAAAAACAGTTAATGGGTGGCGAGCATGATTTTGATAGTGCTGCAGATACATTTAAATTAGCAATGTACACTTCTGCTGCATCTATTGGAGCATCAACAACTAACTATTCATCAACTTCTGAAGTATCTTCACCAGCAGGCTACACTGCAGGTGGTAAAGCTTTAGTTAACCAAGGTGTTAAAGTATCATCTGGTGTTGCTATCACTAGCTTCGCTAATTTATCTTTCACTGGTGTTACACTAACAGCTAGAGGTGCTTTGATTTACAACTCAACAACTGATGGTGGTACAGGTACTACTGAAGCAGTTGCTGTGTTAGATTTCGGTGGAGACAAGACTGCAACATCTGGAACATTTACAATCCAGTTTCCTGCATTCACAACTTCCGCTGCAATCTTAAGAATTGCATAATTAAGGAAATAAAATGATATGGCCACTGGATGGGGTAATAAAACATGGGGAGCATCAGAATGGGGAGACCTATCTGATGAATCCGTCTCAGTCAGTGGCATATCAGCAACCACATCAATAGGAACATCATCAACTCAAGCTAACGCTGATGTTGATGTAACTGGTTCACAACTCACATTTACAAACGCAGGAGCCGTTGCAGGTTCTTCTGTTGCATTTTCAGTTACCGGTATTCAAGCAACCCTTTCTATGGGAGAGGAAGATATTGCTAGAGGTATTCAACAAGATGTAACTGGTTCACAATTAACTTCAACAATAAATTCTGTTACCATCGATGACAATTTTTTAATTGGTTCTGGGTGGGGAAGAGATTCTTTTGGATCAATGGTATGGGGGGATGCTTATACTGTTCAAACAGGATCCGTATCTGCAACAATGTCTATTGGTGCAGTTGCTGAAATAACAGCAGGCGCAAGCGCAAGTCCAACAGGACAAGAATTAACAGCTACTCCAGGTCAAATTACAATGACTGGGGATGCAAACGTAGATGTAACTGGAATACAAGCAACATTCTCCGTAGGTCAAATCCAAGGATTATCTGTAATTGGTAGTCAAATGACTATCTCTGTCAGACCTGTAGATATTGAAGCTGGTGGTAACGTATCAGTTAATCCAATTGAAGATAATTTAGATTCATTTATAGGTTCTGTAACTTTAGATATTGGAGTAACTACAACAGTAACTGGATCTGAACTTACTTCATCTATTGGGGATGAAACAGTTACTGCTGATGCAAATGTAGATATTACAGGACAAGAGCTTAC